TTACTTAGCTAATATAAACAAATTTTTTGAATCTGAAAACTTTTTAGCAACTTTTTTTAAAGTTTTTTTTGCGGAAGGACTGGGACTCGAACCCAGGGATCGAAAAACCGACCACAGCTTAGCAGGCTGCTGCATTACCACTCTGCCACCCTTCCTATGTAAAGAACGTTCAACAAATATAAACAAAAAAATTGACATAAAAAATGGGTTCCAAATAAAATTGGAACCCATTGTCGTCAAAAAGTTAAGTCTAATATCAAACAGCACGGGATCCAACAAGATTAGGGCTCCAGCCCTTAATCTGGGTAAAATAACTATAGTTATATGTTAGATTGTGTTGCATTGTTTAATATTTGTTAGGTATTATATATACGAATCTTAATAAGTTTAATCTAATTCAATACTAATTGAGATTGGGAAATTCCAATCAAAATCATATTGATAAGTTCCTACGTTAAATGTAAAGCCATTACATTGAATTGACCCAACATTAATATTAGGTCTAACACCATCGTATGTTGTTACACCACCATCAGGTGTTACTGCGCGCTGTAATGAACCATTGTACGATTGTCCATACCAAGATCCTGAACCACCCATATTAGATTCTGAAGTAAGAATTTGATTAAATTGGTTTGGATTACCTGCAGGTGCTCCAGGGCTATAGTAGTATGTATATGAACCGTCAGACTGTAGTACTTTATAGAATGCATCAGCATCAAATCTATAGCTTGCATAATTTTCAACAGTGTACCAACATGCGTCAACATCATTTACACTCGTGTTAGTTTTCCAAATTGGATTCTGTCTAAATGTTAGAATACCAGAATTTCCAACTAATTGGTCTAATTGAGTTTCTCTGTCGTTACCATCAGCGTCTACTGAGTTAATTCTAATCTCCGTTCTAGCATAAGTGCCCGTATTAGTAATAATATCGGTATTTGTAAAGTACAAGTTAAACGGACGGAATGGATTATTTTCGCCATACATTGGTGTAAAGTACGCCTGATCTGATTTTGTTAAATATGCAGGGTACATCATTTGTCCCGCTGTAACCTGGTCATCTACACCAATCACATTATTATTTGGATTACTCTTACCCTTTTTAAGATTCCAAACACCAATTGAAGTTTCACCAGTTGCCGAAGTAATACAATTTACAGCATCTCCTCTATTTGGGAAGTTGTAACTATTAATTGTAAAGTTAACAGTATAATCCGTGGTGCCTGCTTGATAAGTACTAGGAGTTACATTATTATAAATCATTGCAGCACGTGAACCGTAATATGTTACAAGTGGTTCTACAGGTTGTCCAATAGGTCCATCATTAACTTGAACTACGATGTTTGGATCTGAACAAATAGCTGCTGAGGTTCCTGAGGCACCACTAGTTCCTGATGTTCCTGAGGCACCACTAGTTCCTGATGTTCCGCTAGTTCCTGAGGTTCCGCTAGTCGATGCAGTTGGACAATTAGCATCAGATTCATTAATTACTTGGAATTGAACTAATTTAGTAATTACTCCATCACCGTCTGTTTTAATGTGGTATTCATATATATTTTGGCCTGCTGTATTACCTGAATTTGTAGAATGGATCCAATTTCTAGTATATCCACTACCTCTTACATGATCTCTTGGTTGCCAAATTGTAATGATACTCTTATTTGCAAGTGGAGTATCGACTGCTCCAGTTGCCTGAAAAAGTTTATTACCAACTTCAAGAGTTCCGTAATATCTTACTGGACCATATGGCTCTCCAGCAGTTTCAGAAATACCAACTGAATCAGTAGGGTAATCAACACCAACTGAAGTAATACATTGTAGATCAGCTATCGTAAGATTATTAAAATCAATATTGTCATTAGTATATGGTACTAAAGGCGTAATATAACCAGGACCATTAGGATTAGCGATAGTTGTTCCAGGTTTCTTTAAATCAGAAACATTAGTTACTCTAGTAAATGTTTTTGTATCTCCGCCGATTGTTTGATCGCTAAACAAGGGTCTGTTTGGCCAAGTTCTCCAAGAAGACCAATACCCATTGTTAATTAACCAGGTGTGTGCATTGTCTCCAGTTGTAAAACTTTGACCGGTTGTTCGAGCAACCAATTCAATAAATGCAGTTTCTGTTCTTCCTTCAGATCTCCAAAATCCTAGATATGCAATTGTATCGTCAGCTGCTAATCTTCCAGTTGGATCAGGTCTGGCAATAATATATCCTAAACTTTCGTCCGGGGCTTTATACCATTTAAGTCCTGTATTTTCATAACCGACTGTCGGATATCCAATCGCGAAATCTCCGAATTGTTTAGTTCCAGGTATTGTACTTCCTGTTGTATTGTATGCAAATGGTCTTGTCCAAAAAGCCATAATTTGATGATATATTTTGTTTATATATCATCAGAGAATTGGGTAACGTTTAATCCTAAATTATAGTTTAGTATTGGGTTTCTATTTGGAATGTATGCCATATTGTTCAGCACTAATTTACCCTCATGGAACACTCTGATATCATATGTTGCTGGTGCCATCTTATTTCCCCACCAAGTATTGGCTTCTAAATCTATATTTTGATTATATACTAGTCTCTCTTTACCAATTGGGGTTCCATTCGTGATAGTAACCCTTAAGGTTGTTGGAATTTCAGAAGAAAAGATAAACTTAACAGATCCATTAATATATTCAATTCTAAGTGAAGTTATTGCCTTAATTTTAGAAGTCTTTACTATTTCATCAGAAACAATTGCATTGGCAGCTTCATGAAAAACATGACTCACTCTATCACTCTGCGTTGCATTCCAATCCATCCAACTATTAAAAATATCTGACCTACCTTGATCCTTAATTATTTTTGGTAGCCTTTTCTCCTCTTTAAACTGATCAGTTCTATAATAGACGCCATCAACAATATGCCATTTAGTAGGATAGAGAGTAGCCGTAGATCCTCTCATTTGTGGAAGTATCGGTTGGCTCCATGGATATTTTTGAAGTTCAAATCGCCAGTTAATTGCCTTTCCAAACTGTTTCATTCTTACGGCAAAATCATTGTCTTCCCATTCAGATCCGATAAATCTTTCATCCATCAAACCAATATGTCTAAAAAGTTCTTTTGTGGTTGCCCAAAAACCAAATGAACAAATCGAACTCCAAGCAAAGCCATTACAAAGGTCATCAATTAACCGGTTAACATCAACCCTGCTAATATTAGTCTTCGGGTTAATAAACACCATAAACTCAGATGATGTTTCGACAACTGCTTCATTGACAAGCTGAGAAAATGTGGAATAGGAACCACTGAATTTATCAGCACGAAAGTTCCACTCTACAATAAAATCATCTTCAATTCCCTCAAGCTGTTTTACCTGCTCAAGAGTTCTCTCCTTGTTACCGTCAACAAAACAAATTGCTATCCTATCAGGCTTTCTTAGCTTCATAAAATTCTTTCATCTCGTTTATTTGGTTCTGAATTGTACCGTAATTTATATCCAATTCTAAGCACTTGTTTACTGTAGTACCGGTTAAAACACTGTTCACATTGATTTGTCGACCAAAAATGTCGTTGATTGATACTAACATATCGTATTTAGTAGTTGCTTCAGTACCAATAATCGTCAGGTCCATGTGCTTGTTCCATTTCTCGATTAGTTGACCAGCATGTTTTGCCCATTGATATGTTGTTGAACCATTCCAAAGATGATCTGCATATCCATTAACGGTTGATCCGTCCTCATTTGAAAGAAACCATTCCATCAGGCTTGCATTTCCGTTCACTTCGTAACCAATGATTGAGGTCTTAATAATCTTAGTTCTTAAACCATTTTCCATTAGCCATAAAGCTGCCTTTGCCTTTGAGACTCCATAGTCATCACTATCCATCTCACAATCAGTTCCTGGGTGAATAATGCGACCGTTGAAGTTTTGGTCTAACCAAATTGGAAGCTCCCAGTTGATGTCAAAATTCTTAGTTCTCTGTGGAATTGCACCAATACAGTTAATTAGGTAATCTGCATCCGATTCTTGGATTGCCGTTTTAAACTTTTCAGTACCCCATCGATGTGAAAGTGTCTCAATTGTATAAAATTGTTCAAGGTACAGCTTCACCATGTGACCTAGCATTCCAGTATGCCCAAGTATTAGGACTGTTAATTTACGATCTAAAGTAGTCATTATAAGAATTTTTGTTTAATTAGGTCGATGCTTTTTGGTAAATAGTCATTATCTTCAAGTTCAACCTTTTCGATTTCAATTGGCTTACCGTGTAGTTTTTGCTGGAACAACTCATCGCCATTTTCTATCATGCTTTTAATATATTCATGACTTAAGTACTTTTCCTGATTGTATTCTTGGTGTGAGAATGACTTTATCTTATTAACTATAAAATCAATGTCTCCAAAGAATGAAAAATGCCAACCTGCCAAGCGAATAATCCTGTTCTTTACTCCTGGAATTCTTAGCCATCTAATATTATTAGGGTCTCTATATTTTTTATAGAAGCCATATGTTACCATGTTTCCAAGCGTGTGTCGGTGATCTTTAAATCTTAAGGTTGGATTGTAATAATAGAAGTCCATGATGGTTGAATAAATCTCATCATGATTAAATTCAATTCCACGATCAAGGATAGAAGGATCCCAAATCTCATCAACGTCATTAATGAAGATTAAATCATCATCAGTTAGTTCTACCTGCTGAATACCTCGATCAATTGCATTTCTTTGCCAAAATTCACGGTCCCAGTTATTTTGGTAGTTTTGACCAGTTGGCATATCTTCTACTTTAACATGCACGATTGGAAGGTGTGAGTACTTTTCTTTTACCTTATCAAATAAGAATTCTTTTGGTTTACCCGCAAACGTAAGGTTCGATTCTATTAAGACGAAGTAGTCAACAGAGTCTTTCAACTCCTCAAACCTTACATCTAATAAATCAAATTCATTGTAGAATGTAAAGCAGTCCAGTACTTTTCTATTTTTTAAAGTATTCATATTGTTCTAACATTTTTTTTAGTTCTTCTTTACTTACGACTACCTTGTCACTTGTAAATTCAAAGTCGATTGGTTCTTCTGCTAATTTTTCAGAGTGCATAAAGAATGCATTGTTCTCCTTATCAAAATAGGTTCTTGGCGCCTCTTCAATTGAAATCATCATCTCGTGTAATTTCTCAGAGATTCTAGGTACTCCCATCTTATACTTAAGACCAAATTTATCAGCAAAGATTTCAAATAGGTCCTTAATTAGGAATGCCTTTAGATTTGGTACAACATTATAACCATCAACCTCTAAACCAAGTTCAATTAGGTCCATTGCCTCGTTGATATCGATCATAAACCTGGTCATCTTATCAGAGTAAAGGGTTAACTCATAATCTCTGTTAATTGCATCCCACATTAACGGGATTACACTACCAGTTGAATTAAGTACGTTACCATAGATTGCAGAAGATAGACGCGTTTCGGTTTGGTGTGAGTTAACAATAAAGCTCTCACCTGCTACAAATTTCATTGCACCATAAAGCGTAGTTGCTGCTCTTGATTTATCAGATGAGATAAAACAAGCAGCTTCCATGCCAACCTCTTCTGCTACTCTGCGAGAATTAAGAGCACCATCAACAATTACTCGAACTGACTCTTCGACATTTTGGTCTACTGCTCCAATCTGCTTTAATGATGCTGCAAAGATACCAATATCATGTCCCTTTGCTGCTCTTAGTAAAAGGTCATAGTTGCGAATATCCCCAACTACACATTTGATGTTGGGGAATCTCTTTTTTAAGTAGTAGTGTTTTGCCTCGTCTCGAGAATATACTGTGATTTCATTTTTATCGTAGTATCTAGAAACAAGGTTGGAGCCGAGATACCCGGCTCCACCTGTAATAAAGATCTTTTTACCTTCCATATTATTTCATTGATTCTGCAACAAGAGATTTACCTCTACGAATACGGTTCTTAACAGTTTGTAAAGGAACATTATGCTTTGCTGCAATATCTTCATATTTCATTTTACCAATTAATCGGTCAGAAAGAATATCACGATACATTGGTTTTAGGGCTTGAATACAACGAAGTGCCATTTCATATTGAGCCATTAGTTCGTTTTCTTCTTCCCAAAAATCAGATTCAGTACGCATTTCTGCATCTTCAATTAAAACTGAAAGAGACTCATTAAGGGTTGAATTATTGTTTACTTCAATTCCCATTTCTCGCATACCATCAATGCTGTACTTTTTGTTACGTTCGCGAATGTAACCTAAGCTTTCGTTAAATGCAATACGATACAACCAAGTAGTGATTTGATATTCTGGTTTGTATTGGTCAATTTTAGTCCAAAGCTTAAGCAATGTATTTGCAAGAACATCTTCAACTGCTTCTTCGTCTTTCAATATATTCCAAATGTAACTTTTAAGTCCTGGTCGAACGCGCTTATAAAGTTCACTGTAAGCTTTTTCAGTGCGAGTGTTGTAGAATTCTAGTCCTAATGCTTTGTACGATTTTTTGTTCTTGCTCATATTGTTTTTATTATTACTATGCTAATATAAACCTTTTTTTCCAAACGGAAAAACTTTTTGTGAAAAAAATCAAAAAAGTTACAGATCTTGGAAAATACCTAGCAGATGTTGTAGTTCCTGTGGTTTAAACTTCCACAGGTCAGCGCTAACATTAATTGTCATCTCTTTTGGATCAGACTTATACTCTTTTCCAGGATGTCCAATTATTGACCAATAGCCGTCAGATTTGTTTGGCCATTCTTTCATTGGCCAGTATGAAAGGGTAACTTTCATTTTATGGAGTGGCATGATTCTTTCACGCACAGAACTACCGTCAGATAGCATCTTTTTCGAGCCAAGCTCTAGAACTGCCTCATCAAGTTCTCCTGGAATAAACCAAATAGTTCCATTCAATTTACTGATTGCATCCGATGCAGTCTTAGGATCCCATGCAAAGTTACCAATATGATATACTAGGTCTCCGTCCTTAACAACAGAGTTCCACTGGTTAATAATGTGTGAGTCCATCTGATCTACATTATCAAATGGGCGATCGTAGTTTTTGATCGCATTTGGTCTACCTAGTTGTAGGTTAGAGATTACAAATCTTCGCATTAAATTGTAACGAATTTAATATTAAACTGATCCCATAAAAGCTCAACGAATTCAGTTTCATTGACTCCTCCTCTGGCATTTACGATTCTCTTGTCCTTTGACGTATCTATAAATAGGTACAAGACAAAGTCATAGTGAGTTGAATAGACCATTGATTGGCCTATCCCAGATCTTAAATCTGAGCCCTTATCCCCTCTCTTAAATTCAATCGCAATCTTAAGTCCATTAATCTCAAGAATCATATCTGGTCGATTCTGAGTTCCCATAAACAGGATATGGTTAATTGTCGTGTTGACATTACCCTCCCATTTAAGTGACTTTTTGATTTTGTCTTTTGCAACTGCTTTATCGATTCCCTGTTCCTGTACCATGTACTGTGCAAGGTCATCAACAAGGTGAGGATAGATAAATTGCTTTATCTGATCCTCACTCTTATTTCTATAGTCAATTACATTAAAGACATCATCCTGTGTGATTGATTCAGAAACAAGATCTAAAAGCTCGATTCGCTTTTGGCTCTTACTTTTCTGTTTCATCAGTAACTACTTCTAGTTCTGGTTCTACGCTTTCAGTAGCTTCAGCAGCTTGAAGTGCTTGAATGTCTTGGTCAAGTTCAGAAAGCTCACTGTGTAGATCTTGAACCTCTTTGTTCATTTCACCTAGAACTTTCATTGCGTCGGTAACCGCTTCACCAACCATTGTTAGCATTTTGATAAATCTGCGAGCGCTTTCAACTCCAGTTCCTTCAACTCCAAGTAGTGCTTGGTAAAGACCATTCAATTCATGGCCACGAAGTGTTACAACTGCACCTTCATCTTCAGAAGTAAGTTCTTTGTATTGCTTTTTCAAGCGATCGTAAAGAGTTACTACAACTGCAGCATTTTGAGTCTTCCAAGTGTAGCCTTTATCTAGGTGATCCATAACCGTCTTAACGATTCTGCGCTCTTCTAGATCAATTTCGAACTCATGCTCTGCATTACGCAATTGCAATTCTTCAACTTGTTTTTCAAGTTCAGTTCTTTTGTTTTGTAGTGTTTCGATGTTACTCATATTTGTGAAAAATTAAAAAATTCGGATTTTATATATTCTTAAAAATTATCATTGGTAATGCGGATATCGTAGTCCTTGAAGTCCTTAAATTGTTCTTCATCTGCATGTAATCTACGATGTACGCTATCGTTAATATCATTTCTAGCATTTAAGCGCTCAATTCTGGCTTTTCTAGGAATGTCAAGATAGACAACAATTGCCTGCTCTCTAAACTTTTGGGGTAAAAGATCTAATCCATCTTTACTCATAATCATAACATCAGCTTTATTAAAGTCTTCTTCAGTTTGACCATAATAACAACCATTAAATGCCATGTATTCGATGAACTCTCCGTTCTGAATCATTTGTTGGAATGTTTCATCGCTAACAAAGTGATAATCAACTCCGTCAACTTCACCAACTCTTGGTGGTCGTGTGGTGTGACTTACACCAGATACGAATCCTTTGTTACGAAGTTTTGTTTTTAGATAGTCTTTTCCAGACGCTGCTTTACCTACTAGTATTAATTTCATATGTTTTCGTATGCTTTAGGGTTTGGTAATCCTGAATAATGGTCCCATTCAGAGTTCATATCAATATTGTCCCATTTAGGATGATACCAAAATCTTCTACCTGTTTTATCCACAACTTGCGACATTGTTTCATTTCCGTAGCATAAAAAGAAGTCGGAACGTGTTTTCATGTAGTCAGTCTCATTCTTAAATGGATTCTTCCAGTCCTTGATTTCTCCACCACCCATGACATAGGCTAGGTCTGGAACTGCTTTACATAACATAAACAACTCATCTCCTCGATTCTCAATCACTGTTCTGGTATCGGTGAATGGATATAGGTCTTCCATTCGATAAATAATTTCAGCGCGTAAATAATTGCCGATCCCATTAAAGTACTTTTGATTCATTAGTACCTCATTAAGTGGCTTGTCAAATTCACGCTTGTGTAAGTTATCGTAAATGTTTTGTTTAAATGCTTCCTCTTCAGATGTTGGGTCAGGTCCTCGATTATCTGACCATTCAAAACCTGGCTTCCATTTACCAAAGCGACGTACATCAACAAAACTCAAGGTATAACCATCAGTTGATGTAAACATCATATGTGCATGTTTATTCTCCTCTCCAGTTTTCGAAAGCCTAAAGTGACCGGCCATTCCCATTGTCCATCGAACTGGTAAAGTATTTTCAGTCAATAAGTCATGAATATAGAGAACCATCTCCTTTCCACGACTCTTTGCACTAATACTAAACTCGTTGTATGGTACCTCAAATACTTTGCCCTTATGTGCTGGATTCTTTTTAATACCAGTATAAGTACGACCTTTTGACGCCTTATTAATATAATCAGCGGTTAGTTTAAGTTCTGCTAATTCAGGCATTTACAGTCTCGTTTATCATGTTCATAATATCTTCAACAAAATAACCAGCGTACATTGTTCCGCCAATATTCCAACGGGTCAACTCATTGATTGTGTACTCCATATCGTAGGTCTTCCAGTCATACAGGGTGAACACGTTTCCGTTATGTTTAAATACCCATTCAAATTGTACTTTGCCATCTCCGCTATCCTCAGGACCATACAGTGGCTGTCCGAATGCTTTTACCAATTGAGCATAAGTTACTCCATTGATGTAGTCTTGTAGATGGGTTCCGCTAGTCATATAGCGTGCTTCCTCTTGGTCTTTGATGATTTCTAATACATTATCCATTTGTGTAACGATTTACAAGGTTAATAGGTAGTTTATATGTTTTTCCGTCTTCAGAACACTTAGCCAAGATTGGGTATTTGCTACTTCTAGGTTTGTAACCAACAATTGTGTAAGTATTACCCTGGTACTGGAAAGAGTCGAACAAATTAGCATTGATGCCTTTATAGTTCTTATAACGATTAAAGTCAAGAGCTTCTTTCGTCATTACGTTTCCGCTTTCTGAAATAGTCATCATCTCAAATTTTGAGCTTGCATTGTTTCCAGAAAAACGAGTGTTTCCCAGTTTGATTTCAAGTCCGTACTTAGCTGCTACGGCTTTCATTGCTTGTTCCATTTCGTCGTTGATTTGACGAAGATTTGTTTTGGTGAATTGTTGTACTTTCATATTGTTAACTTCTAATTACTATACTAATATAAACAAAATTCTTGACATAAAAAAATCCTGTGGTGATTTTTTTCAACTTTTTTTATCCAACTTGTCTTTCTCCGTCTTCTGCCTTACGTATAATATTGTAAATAGAGACCGGATATCGAGTTACTCCTTCTCGACCAATTGTATCATGCTCAACGACAAAAGTAAACCAAGGTTCATTATAAATTGCTTCTAACTTTTCATTGCGACAATCTAATCTTCCTAGCAATTTACCTCCAGCAAACTCAAATATGTAGTTTTCTCCGATTTTTGGTTTCTTAACTGAAATTACCTGTTTTACTTTTTTCTTAGCCATATTGTTTTATCTTTAACTTACTATACAAATATAATAAAAAAGCACGACATAGAAAAATGCCGTGCAAAGTTTTTATTAACAATTTATAAAAATTCAAGTTCATTAGTTTCTGGATCCCACTCTACCGTGATAGGTTCGTTAACCACATCGTATCTTTCGTTCAGTACCGATGCATTGATAAAATGTGTACCGTCATAGAATTTATAACCAGCGCTACCGTGGATATGACCAAACACATGGATCTTTGGCTTGATCTTATCTACCCTTACTCGCAATAACTCACATCCCAAGTGTGGAGTGTTCCAGGGTGGTCCGCTGACATCCAAGTGGTCTTGTGGAGGACCATGAGTTACTAAGATATCTACATCTTCCGGTATGTCATTCCAAACCTTTTCTAATTCTTCTCCACATCTTGGTAGGTTAAATGCCCAATTGTAGAATTCTGGTTGCCAAGGGCTACCATAGATCTTAACTTCACGATCAATAAAGTTCGTGTAGGTCATTTCACGATCCTCTAAATATTCTACACCATATTCATTTACCAATTCAACCGTGCTTTCTGGATGTGTTTCAAAGATACGATCATGATTACCTGCGATAAACACGCATTCATCATATTTCTGCGTTTCAAACCAACTTAAGAATGGTTTCAACTCTTCTACATAGTGGCCACTGTTCATACTGTCTCCAGCATGAATTAATAGGTCGCCTCCTGGTAGTTGAAGCTGTCCGTGTTTTGTGTGAGTATCGCTGATGAATGTTATTCTCATTTTTTCGGCTTTGTTAAGCAGTTATAACAGATAGAAGTGGTAATATGTCCGGGTGGAATATCTTCGCCGCACACTTCACATTTGTTCTTATACTTATTCATATTGCTAATATAAACAAAAAAATTGAGCTGGTAAAATTACTGCTCAACTTTTTCATCATTATTTTCAGATTCTTCATTCCAAGAATCTTCCCAAAAAATAAATTGATTATCCATTATCGCTCAGTACTAAAGAAGAACGTTTGAAATAGTCGACCGTCATACTTGTCCTGTCCAAAATAGTCAAGTGACATATGGAAGATATCACCGCGGTAAAGAATCAATCGGTTAAACTTGTTTGCAATTCGATCGGTCATTTCCCATTTAGTCATGTCTTGAGAGTCCTTATTAATTTCAGCCAACAACTCTCTATCAACACTACCGTCGGGATTCTTCGGTGCCTTGTCTAGACCTGTAGCTTTATGTCTGAAATGACCAGTTCCAGCCGAAAGGGGTGCATCAGGCGTTAGGTAGATCACTCCAGCCCAAGTTGTACCATCATCTGCATGAATCCAACTCCTGTCTCGTGACGTTGTATATTGGAATGCTCCGGTATAATCTTCAGGCCAATAAGTGATCTCACCCGCTGCTGGTCTTACGGCCGCTTGTATCAATTGTCTAGTAGACTCCGTATATGCTGGAGCTGTTCTATGACCTGGATAGTTTCCATCAACTCCAAAGTCCATGTTAAGAGCCATTTCACGAACTGCCATTGCATCGTCGTAAAAGTTGTCGATAATAATTGCGTTTAAATCAGCCATAAATTAAAGTACACGTCTGGGATTTTTATTAGTGAACCCGACAGGATTCGAACCTGTGACCGTCTGCTTAGAAGGCAGATGCTCTATCCAGCTGAGCTACGAGTCCATTCGTTTAGTATTTATACAGTTTCCTCCTGTTTTGTTTCATTAATTTTTTCGAATTCGTATTTGCCCTTAATGAACTGGTTCAAGGCACGACCTTGAGATTCTGCAGTTGCAAAATCATTGTAGTCTGCACGGTGAACACCATAGTAAACATAAGTTGCATGATCGAAATGAACCGTAAGAGTTTGCTCTTTATAGTTGTAAGCGCTTGACTTAACGGTAGATGAATCGTAAGAATTAGTCTGTGTAAGTACCATAGTTAAACTGTTTGGTAGTTATATGAGCTAATTTAACGTAGTTTCATTTTTGGCATAGAAATTTTAGGAACTTTTAACTTTGGGCCAACTGGCTTTGTTGGTACTGGGCCTCTTCCAATATTAGGTATTCCTGGTTTTGGTCTTTTATTAGCGTCTGGAATAGATGTTTTTTCTCTATCCCTGTCAAGAGCAGGTACCCTTCCAACGTTGGTCTTTTTGCTCTTCTGTGTTGATGTATCTGGGTCTTTTGGTTCTTCGCCTTTGGTTTCTTTAGATTCTGAACCTGCATCCGACATCCAGCCATTGATTTTTTTATGTGCCTGCCTCTCTAACCAACTCTGTTCACCTGGGTCATTGGCCCTTGATGTTTCCTTTACTGTTGCTTTATTACTAACTGGATCTGAAGTAGTTTCGTTAGTTACCTCAACGTCAGTAGTTGGCTCAAATTTAATAGGCTTTGGATTCTTAATATTACCGTTAACCTCTGAATTTGCCTGTGCATTTGGATCTACCATCTCTTTCTCTCGAGTAGATCTATATTCTGCATTTTTTTGATCAGCAGCTGCCTCAGTTTGTGAAGTTGATTTGTTTATTCCAGATGTTGTATCGATATTTGAAGAATGCTGAGTTGGTGGAACCCCTCCATTATTAACAGCTTCAGGATTACCGTTCGCATTGATCTTAGAAAAGATACTTCCAGGTGAATTAAAGTGCGGTGATTTGTCTGCCATTATGCAAATCCTTTATTTCTCTTAACTATTCTTTGTAGTTCTTCAATTGCATCGACAACTTCTCCCATATCCGAATTAGAAATTTGAGGAGTCGACGAAGAACCACCACCTCCTGTAAATTTAGAAACAAAGCCAGAAATAGCTCCCGTTGCTTTTTCAAGAGCACCTGAAGATTTAGCACCATTTTCAGTCTGAGCATCAACACTACCTCCAAACTTATTAATCATTGCTGACAGCTCTTTAACTGCACTAACTAATGATTCTCCAAGTTTTTCCATTGCATTATCACCTCCAAATTCATTTAGATATGCAAGTGCTTTAATCATTTCAGTAGTTTTATCAAGTACTTGAAGGTCCATTCCACTTTGAGCGTCAACGATATTACTATATCCTTCAGCAACATCATTCAAGAATCTAGGAAACTTACTAAAATATTCTTTTACTGTATAACCATTCGCAGTTGACATCATTCCATTCGTTATTACAAGCGCCCTAGCTGCCTTTTCCATTCTTTTAATATTGTCAAAACTAGTGTACTTAGAAACTGATAAAAAAGAATTTGATAAAAGCTTCATGCCATCTGCAAGAGTTTCAAGCCTAGGGCCATAACTAATCAATAGTTCTAAAATTTCTAAAGGTCCCTTTGTCTTTTTACCCGAAATCTTTTCAAAGAAGGCAGTTGCAGTGTCTGCTATTGCCGCTCCAAGACCAGCCGCTGCAACACCTACTGTAGCACCCGCAAGTGCAATAAGAGATGCTGAAATTGCTAAGATACCACCCGCAAGAGGTAATAGGTTCTCAATACCGATTTCATTTTTTAAACGCGCAAGAACGTCAACAATACCATTTACTGGAGCCAATAGTGCTTCAGTTAACCCCTTTGCAACATCTGCTAATTTACCCGCAGGTATATATGATAATATCCATGCTACTGCAAGAATACCAGCTGCAATTATAATCATTCCGACAACACCTAACGCAATTGCTGCAAGACCAGTACCACCTGTTGCCATAATAATAGCACCAATAATTCCCACAACTACACCAAACCCAATAAGGGCAACTACCGATCCAAGTACCCATCCCATTGGTACTTCAGTAAACGTATCTGGTAGAATACTAAAGATCCATGCAACTGCAAGAATACCTACAGCAACTGCCGCCATACCAACAATACCCATTAACATATCTTTAAGTGGTAATTTAGCAACAGTATATGCCATTGCAACGAATGCTAATCCAAAAACAACAAGTGCTAATCCAGACTTAAGAACCCATTCTACTGGAGGCGCTTTAAATGTATCTGGTAAGAATGTAAAGATCCATGCTGCTGCCGTTAATCCAATTGCAATTAATGGAATTGCTGCTGCCGCCATAAGTAAATCTTTAATCTTTAATCTTTTAGTAGCTTTAGCAATTAAACTATATGCAAATGCGGCACCAATCATTACAATACCAATTGCGAATGCAGTTGCAAGTTTATCTATTGAAACTGGAACAATCATCTGCATAATCCAAGATGACATAGTAACAGCAGCTGCCATACCTACCATTGAAAGTAGGGCTCCTCCAACCATTGAAAATAGGTCTCCTGTATTTACTCTTCCCGTCCTTTTGTCTTTTACCTTTGCAAGGGCTTTGACGACTTGGGCATATCCATATGCCATTCCAACCATTGCTAATCCAATAAAGAATGCCGTTCCAGCTTGAGCCATTGAAATTGGTGCAATTAATTGCATAATCCAAGATGACATAGTAACTGCAACAGCCATTCCGACCATTGAAATTAGTGCACCACCTATCATTGAGAATATGTCCCCAGAGTTTACCTTACCCGTTCTTTTTTCTTTAACACCGGCAAGAGCCTTGACGACTTGAGCATATCCATACGCAAGTCCTACCATTGCTAATCCAATAAAGAATGCAGTACCAACCTGTGCCATTGAAACCGGCATAACTAATTGTAAGATCCAAGAAGACATAGCGACTGCAAATGACATACCGACCATTGATAGTAAAGCAACTCCTGCTAATTGAATGAATCCAGAATTATCAGAGCCACTTAAGCTTAATCCACTTGGTAAGGTTGCTCCTTTTGTTCCTTTTACACTTGCTAAAATACTCGCAATCTTAGAAAATGCAATTGACATTGGTATAAATGCTACCGAAATTGCAAGTGCAGTTAATAACTGAGCTGGTGAAACTGTTGGAATAAGAGTAAACATTGCAGCACTTGCAACAATTGCTGCTGATATTCCTACCATTGCAACTACTGCAATACCAACAGTGTCCTTATTTAATTTATCTAGGCCTGCAAAAGATCCACTACCTTTAGCCCCTCCCTGATTAATCACCTTATTCTGACCCTTTAAAAGGTCCTTGATTTCTTTAAGGATAGAAGTCTGTTGTTTAAGTTCAGCAACTTGAGTCTCCTCGTGTTTTAAGCTCTCTACTGAAAGCTCATACATCATAGTTACCTTTTCGTCGATATTAGTTGCAACATTGGCTAATTTTTGAGCCGGTGATAATATCGCTGTAAATTGCTTTTCGGTCACAGTGTTCTTTTATTTTTTAGACCTATAATCTAGTATTATATATCAAAGAAAGGAGAGCTTAGCTCTCCCTTCCTGATTAGAATTTCGGAACGCTCATTTTCGGTACTTTTATATTTGGTACCTTCATGTTGCCCATTGCTGCGCCTGTTTGTTCCTGTTGTCCTTTTTGCGCTTCGTTTTCCTTCTTAACAAATTCTGCAAGGTCTTTGACAATATAGTGATACTCATAGTATTCCATATTATTAAGTTCGCTTGGCTGAATATGTAGGTGCTTATACACCCAGAATCTAATCTTAAAGAAGTTCTCCAGCGATATCTTGAACAATGAAAAGAGACTTGATGCCGTCGCGAAAGTTGATTGGAATTGAAGCCTCCTCACCTTCAACTGTTAAGTTCATTTCTGGCTTAATACCAACTTTTACCTTTTCTGCTAGCTTATAAAGTAATAGGTACTTTTTGTTGTCCCAGCCGTTCATCTCTACTTCTAGTTCAAATAATCTTTTCTGATTAAATCTTCTCCAATCAGTAGCAACATAAGGAGCTACTTGAATAAGTGACTGGTCAATTTCCTGTCCCTTGTCTCTACGCTCTTTAATATACTTAGTGATTTCTTGCATTACACCAATTGATGGTGGTTTCATAAAGATTTCGCCATAAGTTCTTGTTCTAATAACATAACCTCTAGCTTCAGCATCGTAGTACTTTTCAATATCTTCAGGAATTCTAAAGTAATCAAAGTATTCTCTCTTAATTTCAATCTCATGAGATTTACCATTTCTATCTTCCCAATCAACCTTCAAGCTATTTTCCGGTTCTGGGAATGTTAAGTCTCTAATTGATAGAATTAAGATAAAACGATCCTCTTCACAAATATCTTTAAATGATACTCTTTCACTTCTAGAGCTAACCATTGTACATGATTCTACGATTGCATTTAGTTTATCATCTACATCTAGTAGGTTATTTTCATCAATTGTTGAAAAGTGTCTAATTTCAGCAACCTTTGCTGCTCTAATTTTAATTGTCATGTCAACTGGGTAAAATCTACCTTCAGATGGTAAACTGTCCATTGGGATTTCATGCCAACCTAGTGCTAAATCAGGTGCTGTAGCTGAATCTGGTTTAAACTTGTCCATGTTAACAGAACCTAAGCCCTGTTTGTTAATTGCTTCTTCCATTGATGTTGTTTGATCAGATGGAGTTGAAGCTTGTCTTTCTCTAGCTTCTAGCTCTCTCGCTAGGTCTTCGCTATTTCTGTTGATTTCTTCGCTCATTTAGTATTGATTTTTCGAATTTGTTCTTTAGTTATTGACCTTTGTTCTGGAATTTTATTTTCTAATTCCTTTTGTATGAGACTTCTAATAAATGCACTGACGGAAATGGGACGTGTCTCATTTTCAATCGCATCCATCAGTATCAGCCTATTAACTTGAGTAACTTCATCCTCTGTTAAGAGAACTTGAAGTTTCTTAGTTAACTTGTGATTTTTTATAGACATAATATGTTGATATTTTAATATGTTTTCTGTGCAAAAAGAAGGGAAGGACCTGGGATCCTTCCCTTTACTTATCTATCTTAGTTAATTTCTTCAGCGAAAGTATCACATCTCCAAACAACTTCAAGAGTTGCTGGGTCAGTAGTCTCGTAGCTAAGCTCTCCAGTAAATCCTAGTGCGGAAGTAATGAAGCAATCTTCTAGAGTTACTTTTCTGTAGATATCACCAGCTCTGTTAAATTGAACGATTACAAGAGTTCCAACGTAATCCTTTTTCAGACCCATTTCACCGGTTTCTGGATTGTATTGTTTTCTGTACCATTCTCTTAGTGTTTTATAAACGTAAGCTTGGTTTGAATCATTAAGGTTCAGTGAGAAGTTAACTGTGATGTCAACTGCAGTACCGTCCGGCATACCAGCATAAGATCTAGTAGCGAACTTGTATTTTTGTTCTACTGCAGCAACTTCACGATATAAAGCCTCAAGACCTCCGATCGAGTTAATATGCTGGAGTAATAGGTCTGCACCTGCTACTCCATCTGGTGGAAGAATACTTACCTCAAACAGGTTACTCTGTACCGGTTCGAAGTGTTTGTTCTTCTTGCTTGTTTGATCTTCTCTATAGTGTGGTAATGCCATTGTTAATGTTCTTTATTTTATATATCTTTATGAGAAATTACCTGATTCAATGTCTCCAGTATTTAGTACTGTTACTCTAGAAACTAGGATTTCAAGACCTTTAACTGGCTCAACGTAAGTATCTAGGACACCCATGTTGTTATCAATTACATCAGTTGTATTGTTTGAAGTGTCCATGATATTTCTGTAGTCGTAAATACCTTGGTCTTTCTTAACTGATTCCATGAATGAGTCAGCTAGAGTTTTAATCTCTAATCTAGTTTGAGCAGTGTTGAATTCGAATAGGTAGTTCTGTAAGATTGCAGCTAGACCATCTTCAATGTAGATCAGTACCTCTCTTACGTGAGCAGAAGATAATGCTGATTGAATTGATTGTTGTGCAGTCTTGTTACCTTTGATTACGATTCCAGCACCTCTTTCGAATACAACTGGGTTGATTCCGAATGGCTCTAGGTTATCTCTATCATTTTTATCAAATGCATATTCAACTCCTTGTACTCCACTACCGCTTAGTACTCCGCGTCTTGGACCTGCAACGATCGACCATGGTAAAGATTCAGTATACTTATCAATAAAGTTATTTGATGCGAATGCTGCTGGTGGAATTACTTTAGTTCTTCCATTCTCTACTACGTTTAGACCTGGTGAGAAGTAGAATCCATAACTAGCTCCATCGTTGATTGATGGAAGAGTGTATAGAGACTGTGGGTTCAAGTTTAGGTTACCTCCAGTTGGAATGTAGCTAGTCTTGAATTCTCCAGTGTTCTCATCGATAAATGATGGATCCATAGAAGCTTTGAATTCTTTTACCATCGGTGCGTTTAGAATTGCAGAAACATTTTGTCTCTCTTTAGCAAGTAGAGTAAATTCTCTCTTGTTTAAGATTCCGCTAGCCGCGTCGTAAGAACCAAAAGTATCTACTAGGTATCTGAACGTGATTGCGTCTTTATCTGCTAGTGTGTTAGAAACTCCATTACCTGGAATTAAAACTGCTAGAAGTTCGCTAATTGTTTTCTCGCTATTTTCTGCTGCTTCAAGAACAAAAGTTTTGTAAGCATCAGATGCTGAGTTGAATGAACCTAACGCGTAGTTTGGTTCTACTGGTACGTCTCTGTGACAGATAAATGTGTAAGTGTATCTATCATCAGCTCCACCGTTTACACCAGCTTCGAATTTTCTTCTAATTTCAAGGATTCTTGCAAGTTTATCGCTACCTTGAATTGGAAGATACATTCCAACTTTGATACCATCTTTAATTTGAGTATCTTCAGCCTGTCCAGCTGGAACAGTGTAGGTGTATTTGAATTCTCCAGCAGTTGCTGCGTTTTCAAATGTCCAACCAGTACCGTTAGTGCTTGGGAAGAAGTATGTTCTTTCATTAACACCAATTTCGAATAGATCGAATACTGTGTTAACTGCTTGGTCATATACATCCATTGGTGAATTAGCACCGGTAGCGTCAGCTAAATCTGCTGAGAACTGACCGTTACCTGCAGGTACGATAGTTACTGTACCATTACCATCATCAGAAACTGATAGGATTTTAGCATATTCTCCAGCATTAACCGAAGGTAAGTAAGCTCCTGCTGCTAGATCATGGTAAGATGTTGCTGCAGTTCCAGTGAATGGACCAGCGTAGTTTAATACTAGGTTTGAACCTACGAAAGTTGCTGCAGCATAAGGAGCTGGATCGATCCCTGCTGAGTATTTTTCGTAGTAAGTTTTGCTGATATCGTCTTCACAAACAACTGTTGCGATTCCATTAACTGCGTCATGTGAAACTGAAAGAATTTCAGTGTATTCGCCAGCAATTGATGCTACTAAGAAGTTACCAGCAACTAGACCCGCAGTTTGCATTGTTGCAAAGTTACCAGCAGCTACTGCGATTTCCATTGTATCGCCATTAACTGAAACGATGTTTTCAAAAGCAGCATCTCTTGGATCGTTTAGTTGGTTTGGTTGTTGTTGAACAACTACGTGAGATAGCATTTCGTAATCTTGGTGGATATCGAATGCTTCACCAACGAAATCAATTCTATCAAGTGCATCTTCATTAACTGCTGCAAAAAGACCAGTTCTTCTTGATTCAGAGTTAATGATTGTCTCGATGTAGTATTGTCTTCCTTCGTTATCTTGGAAGTCTGGAATTAGAGAACCAGTGTATTTTGCTAGTAGAGATACTTCTCTTAGGTTAGCGAATGCACCGAATTGCTCAGGGATAATACCGTTTGAGTTAAAGTAGTTACCATAAGTTGGATCGTTGTTTAACTCAGAAGTTACGAATCTACCTTTAAATACGTAAACATCTACCATGTAATCTGAGATGTAATCTAGATCGTCAACTCCTTCTGGAGCGTTTCCTTCTCCGTACCATTCTCTTGCAGTAACATCAAAGCCTCTAGTATCTCCAGCCTGAGTAACTACTACAGTGATTGGATCTTGTTTGATGTTTGTAAATGAAATTGCGTTATCAGACGTTGCTGAAGTATTTCCTGCAATGTTTAGAAGTTTTTCATCTTGCGGAATCCAAAACTTATCTCTGTTAAAGATGTCTCTGTAAAGAGCTTCTCCAGTGATAGCAGGATTTCCTTGAACAGAACCGTTAGTCGTTGGAGAAAACCAGTACGCCTTGTCTGTATCGTTAGCTGAAGTTAAGTTCATTGCTAAGATAGGACCTCTTGTAAGAGCTTCGATCGCTGATCTGTGGAAATACATTCCTTTTCTCTCTAAAGATTTATCAATTGAACCGAAGATCTGAATAAAAGTTTCAGTGTCTTCTACAAAGATAGGAGTATTGTAAGGTCCCTTCTTTGAGTGTCCAACAACAAGTCTAATAGTCTCTGCCGGAATGTTAACGGTTTGAGATTTGTCGAATTCAAGACGGTAAACACCAGAGCTCTTGAATTGCTGTAATTGAGGACTTAATGCCATAATTCTATATTTTGTTTTTTTTCTATATTATATATCCTTGTGATTTGGTTTTATTTCAATAGATCGTAAATATCGTATTGAAGATCACCATCACTTTCCATGTCTTTATATAAGACTTCTTCCATTTTTGTCTGAACATCTGAATCAACAAAATCAAGAAGTTCTTCAATATAATCAGCGTAATCCGTTGTATTAAAGAATTCGGTTGCTGTAATACATGTCATAATAAGGTCATCATTACCCATTTGAGCACCATAACTTCCATTTGGTAAGACACCGAATAGACTTGCCTCAGTAATGGTTTCCTCATCTGTTATGTCAATTCTATTATTTTTGTAGAGCTTCGAAAAGTTCTGACAAAAGATTGCCTTATTATCTGCTTTTAGTTTAATACCAGGCTTTAAGGTTCTTGCATCATGTCGGTGTCTAAATCTAATCACCATCTCTTCATCAAAGTCATTGCGCTGTGGGAAAACCGTTCTTAAGTACTGGAATAGAACTGTACCATATGTGTTATATTCAACAATCATTTTTACGTTCTCATTGTAGAATATATCAATTGCTAAAGTGTATAGTACTTTTGCGAAATCTTCAATTACATGCTCGTTACTTCTAAAACGGGCAACTTGCTTTAATTTAAAGAAATCATACATTGCTCCTGGATTGTTAACATTCTCAATCTCTTTAAAATCCATTGGAGAAACTTGGAACACGTTAATTACTGAATAATCACCACCATTTCCCTCTGCAATATCAACGTCAAATAACCAGAAGTTTTCACTGTATCTAGAATCTTCAATATCGAAGTCAGGATCCCATGCTAAGAACCCTTCAACATCAATTCCAATATTTTCAAATTCTTCCAGGTCATGGTAGACATATTTCTTCATCCTCTTTCTCATCCTTTTCATATCGACAGGATCCATTAACAGGTTTGAAGAACTTACGAATTCATTACCATATTGCTTATTGAATGCTTCAATTGAACCAAGGTTTCCAAGTTCTCGTTGGTACCATGCATCGTCGCGGTCTGGGTGTTCCCACCAGTCAATACGCATTGAAGTATACTCATTATCGCCACGTTCAGCAGCTGCATAGATTTCATAAAACTTATTGAAACCATTTGGAGTTGAAGTAATCGTTAGTCTTGATACTTTCGAAGCTGATAGAGTAGGATAAACGTTTTCATAGAACGAATCAGCAATCGATGGGTGAATGTGCGCGAACTCATCAATGTACAGGTTATGAATGGTAAAACCAATACCGGCCTTTGCTGTTGTAGATTGACCAATTAAACGACAACCATTATCACAACGAACATTCATTACATCATATTTAATAATACCCGGCTTCATAAAGAATGGAAGGTTCTCAATTACAACCTTTGCCTTATCAATGATTTCCTTTGTCGTATCACTCTTGTTTGCAAGAAGTAGTGTGTTCTTATCAGTATTAAACGTAACATACCATGCATTATAAATCGATGCAGTTACAGTTTTACCCATCTGTCTTGACGCAAGTACAATATTGAATCTTTCACTTTGGAAATTACGCAGCATTCTTTTTTGGTATTCGCGAAGTTTTACCCTCTTAATACCATCATCGGTCATTACTACTGCATATTTTTCAGCAAAGTATACAATATCAGTTGCACATCTTGCAAGTTCTGCAATTTCATCGTCAGTATATTCAAAGACAATATTACCCTTTCTTAAGAATTGCTTACCCTCGTAGAATGGCATCTTAACTTTAGGTCGATACCCTTGGTCAAGTGCTAATAGCAGATCATTGACCTGTTTAGTTGACCAAACAATTCTGTCTGACTGTACATCACCCTCTTCTTTCGGGATCCATCTATTATCTCCTACGTAATCGCTCATTATTCAGTTTCGTCGATTTCTACGTCTTCAATGTCTTCTTCATTAGTACCATTCTTAATTCCAGCTTGAATGGCTGCCATTAGGTCCTTGGTACCTCGTTGAATGTTTTTATTTTCTGTACTACCGCCACTCTGTTCAATTTCTCGAGTATCGTCGCGTTTCTTATAGATTTCGATGTCACGTGCAATTCTCTTTGTTGATTCTTCAGCTGCCATTAAGTACATTGTCTGTGACTTAATAATGTCGAGCATTGATTTCTGTAGGGTTGCTAACACCTCAAACATCCTTGGTGCAAGTTCCCCTGCTTCAATAGTTTCTAATAATGTTGTTAGTGCTCTTTCACCGGCTTGAAGCTGATAGATTAGAGAGGACATTGTCATCTCATCCATCTTTTTCTTAGCTTGAATATATTCGTCCTTCTCAATGATATCTGAATCAAGATAGAACTTCATTAGACTTGTGATTGTCTTCTTCGCCTTATTTGTTGATTTTAACTTGATGTCTCCGTAATTTACCGGAGGGAGCGATGTTGGTTGTTTCATAATTGCAGTATCGGTAGGATCCTGATCTATGTCTAAACTTTCATTATCTCCAATCAAGTCATCCAGTTCTCTGCGTATTTCGTCAGCCTGGTCACTTATTGTTCGTTTCTTATCGCTCATAATATTATATTATAGTCTATATATCCAAGTTTACCGTGAGATCCAATATTGGTCCCACATTAATTACCTTGGGTTACTGTATTGTCTTAGTTGAATTGATGGAATTGCGTTATCGGTCATAATTGCTAGATCAGCATCGCGAACTACATATTGTTGTAGAACATTCATGTGCTGCTCTGCTTCAATTACCTTTTCGAACAATCTGATGTTTGTTACGTTTAGTGGAGCTGCTGAAAGGCTCCATCCTTTTTCTGCATTCCATTCAGTAGAAGGTAGTGTATATGTCTGATCTACAAAATTAGTAAATGTTGAATTCTTCTTATGTGCAAGACCAAGATTTGAATTTGGATCTAGTCGATAAACATTTAGACTTAAATCGCCATGTGTATTATTAACATTCACAACGACAGCATACCAAACATTAAACTCCAATTTATTCGGGTACACTAGTTGATAGTTTGCTCCGTTAATAGTTACATTCATTTCAGTCTGTGTAGTTGCAACCGCAAGTCCCTTAGTAAAATCAGAGTCTGCTCTACCATCGATAAACACATAGTTTGCAGTATCTGCTGCCGTAAACTGTGGTCTAAACCAAGCAGTAATCGCCAGATTCTCAGAAGTGGTTAATTTTGAAAGGGCATTATATGTTAGAGCATATCTTTCTCCAACGTCTGCCTTATTCAACATATAATTGTTCTTTGAAATCATTGTCCACTTGTTTCTAATCTCAGCATCCTGGATTTGAAGTGATGGATGTTTACTGTATCTAATAGAATCGTCAAGTTCTTGGTAAACAGTTTTAAACTGCTGTGGTTTTGTAACCTTTTCAAATTCTTGTTGAATCTCTTCTCCAAATACCTCTTCAATTCCAGTTGTTAAATCATCAACCTCTTGCTCAATTGCAGTATCAGTGTGAATTGAACTTGTTCTGTCCTCCCATTTTCTAAGTTGAACTCTCCAATAGGTCAACTGAGCATTGAATTGGTCAGCAAGGGCAACTGTACTTACCTCATACATTCTATTTAAGATTGGAAAGAATAGGTAGTCCCTGCTTCTAGGTTCCATTCCTGTTCCAAATGCGGATGTAAATGCATCTCCTGTAATATGAATCTCAAACTCTTCAAAGTCCATTCCAAAGATATCAAAGTTAAATTCTCTAGTTGGAAATTCGTTATCTGGAACCATTACTTTCATAGTTGACTCTTCAACCACATTATAGAGTGAGTACTCCATTAGAATCACGTCTCTACTTCTCTGGTCCGGTTCAACTCTAAAGTATCTTACTTCATGTCCCCACATTTGATTTGTAAGAGAGCTTAATTGTCTATAATATGAATGGGGCTTTCTTAGGTTATATGGGTTGTATAATCCGTCACCGCAGTCGATTACGATGTTTGCGCAACCGTCCATTGCATATGGATCAGTACACTCTTCACACCAGTTAGGACACGATACTACAACTCCTTCAGTCGTTAAGTAATCAAATCTCCAGCTTAATAAACTAATTGAAGCACCCTGTGAAAGTCTTTCAGCTTCAAATCTAATATCAATCCAAACTGGAATTTCTGGGTCAAATGTAAGTCCTAGTAGGTCATTTGGTCCAGTGTTGCTAGTTAACTCTCTAAACTCACTAAATTGACCTCCATCTGGAAGATTACTTTGAGACCATCTAAATTGATAGTTAAAATAATTGTTTGAATTTTCTGGAAGATAAAAGTTAAATAGTCCTGTTACTGGAGCCGGTTCAGTGATTGTGAAATTATTTGCGTCAATTACATTATCAACTGTAAATGTTAAGTTACCAATAATAAATTGATCTCCACTTTGCAGGGTTAAATTTGTACCAACTCCAATTACAGAGGTTGACCCGTCGGTAACTTGTAATTTACCAACTGTATTGTCATTACTAACACCAACTAGGATTTCCCATGCACTAATGCTCAGTGCATTATGTTGTGGGTCTTTGGTTTTAGCGACAAATGAATCGCCGATCTGTGTTGCGGTAAAACTATTCGCCATTATTTCTTAATCTTATCCTGTGGAGTGTAAACTTCTCCTGCAATCCAACTTGCTACAAAACCAGTAAGTGATGTAAAGTAAACTGCTAGATCTGTTAAATTAGCGGCGTACCAGATAGCAACTGCTCCAGCAATTGCCCATATTCCAGTAACAACATATATCATCATTTCTCTTCTTGAGCTTGGACCCTTCTCTAAAATACCTGTCTTTTCAGATGGTCTTTTAGTTTCTGCCCAGATATAGGTTGCAACGTATGCTGTTAGAGAACCAAAGTAAACTGCAAGTTGTTGTAAATCGGCACCTTTAATAGCACCAAGGATCCCCATTAAGACCCATAAAACAACTGAAATGTATACTAGTCCCTCTCTTTTACCAATTTTAAGCATGTTGATTAGATATATTTTCTTTATATATCTGAATCATAATCAGTAATAATGAGAACTTCTGGATCGTCATTCTCAAAATCTTCGAGTTCGTTAATAATTGTACTGACTGGAAGTGCAAATTCGCTGCTATTGTTGTTCATTAGAAAATTATCAAGTGCTGATAAAAAGCTCGACATTCTGACAACTCGATAGTGTTGATTTGCTCCTAGTATTTTTGACTTATATAAAATATGATTAACGAGAGGAAGCTGACTATTTGCAAAGTAATCAAAGGTTCTAAACGTACCTCTAATTGTTTTGATTGAAAACTTAATCGTCTTCATCTCGTCCATGTTTACGACTCTTGAATAGTTGGCATTTTTAATAAGGTTAATTTTAATCCACTTTAGCGATTTGATTTCATTTAGCATTTTCCACATAAAGTAAATTGTGGTAGCCTCTTTATACACCATTGCACCTTCAATAGACTGAAACTTATTTACTTCAGATCTAAAGTGAATTAATATAATTCTGTTAATAGCCTCCGCACTAACTAATAAACTATCTTGGTCTAATTTTCTATGACCAGATTCTCTTTTAATAAGAGACCATAGTTTACTATCCACTGAATTATAGCGGTATAGTACAATGTCGACAATTTCAGTAAAGTTGTTTTTATTTGGAGTAGACATCTATTTGCTTCTCAATTTTTTGCAAATCATCATACAATTGATCCTTTGCAAAGGTTTTTAATTCTTCGAATTCCCTTTTTCCGATCTCATTCTTTTCCATAAAAAGCTGGACAGCAACAGGATCTGGAGTATATTTATCCTGTTTATTGGCTGGCGCCTTTTTTGTTTTAGTGTAGATCCAACCGGGAACGCTCTTAAATCGAGAAGCAACGATTGACCAACTCTCAACTACATTTCCACCATTAATACCATTAACATTAAATAACTGTGCGTTTGCTGGGTATTTGATAGAAAAGAAACGATTAATCATAAAGTGATGTCGCTTCTTGTTGATTTGTTTTACTTTCTTATAGTCTGCTGGCCTCGTGAACATTATTTTCACGAAGTCAAATAGTTTAGTTTCGTCTAGCATAGTTACTTAACCCACTCCATATATGCAAGTTGATATGCATCTACTAGTGGCATTTCAGGGTTATCTTTCATGAATTGCATCGCCCAAGACTTAACTTCCCAATCAAGACCGTAAGCTCTTGCTTCAGCTAAAATCTCTTCGATGTGAATTTGTTCTTCAAGCGTTGGTATCATTAGAATAGGTTATTTAAGTTTTTAGTCTTTGGCTTTGCTTTTGTTTCATCCTTCTTTTTGCCAATTGTCTTCATTGGTTTTGGATCTTGAGGAATATCCATGCCTGCAAAAGGATCCATACCTGCTGGTTCGCTTGAGCCATTTAACCAATGAGTTCCTTCTAGAATCTTATCCTTATCGAATAGAACATTCATATTTTCAACAGCACCCTCCCATAAAGAGTCAATCTCTTTATAGATTGCCTTTTGGATTGCTTCTGGTATAATATGGTTATGTAGAACCATTAGTCCAATATTACTACTGAGAGCCGTTTTAATTAAAGCAGGTGAACTCTTACCAACTACTCGATGGATAATGTCTGACAATCTACTTTTTTGAGCATCTGAGAATAGGTAGTCAATTTCGAAAGTATCGAATTCTTTGACATATTGTTCCCAAATCTTTTCTGCCATCTTTTCAGTAATTGAATAGTTGCGAAGTTTACCATTCTTCATTTCTTTTTGCCAAGTTACAACTGAAGCAATGTTATCGCTACTGTCGCCAACTAGAACCTTTTTAAAGATAAACTCATCACAGTCAACTTCCGTAGTTTGAATCTTATTCTTTTGAATCCATGCTAAGATTTGACGTTGGTAATCATCACGGGTTACATGTGAACCACCCATATTAAATAGCATTTCATCATCACTAAGAGCATCAGATGCTAAGCGATCCATATCTGCTTGGAATCCTGGGTAGACATAAAGACTCTTTTTAGAGTTGTAGTACCAAATTGTATGTGCATCGTTCGCGGTTGAGTGATTGACAAGTTGAATTAGGTCACGATCACCAGTCCATACAATACAAGATTTACCACGATCATTAAGAGCAACTGACCAGCCAAAGATTACATCATCTGCTTCTGCACCTGAAGTTTGCTGAACTGTAACACCCTTTGATTTTAAGATTTCTTGGAATTTTGCGTATACATCATAAACAGCTTCCCAATTAACTGAGCTGTCCTGCTTACGAGTACCTTTATAATCGGCTTGTGGGTATAAGTCTTTACGCCAAGATTTAGAATCGACAGCCACTACAACATCGTCGACAAACCCTTGAAGTTTACGCATTTCAGATGCAAAGTCAATTGACAGCTTACGCATAAACTGTGCCTTCGCTTTGTCATCACCAAGAAGCATTCCGCTTTTTGGTCTTGGCATTACGAACAATCTACTAAAGATGAAGTAATTACCGTCGATAAGTAATGTATGTTTTCCCACTTTCATTGTTATGTTGTTTTTACAGATCTAATATAATCATTTTTCTTGACATAAAAAAATCTGTAGCAATATTTTTTTAAGATCTTATAATCGTCTGTAGAGAATACACGCAACTTAACATCGTTATTACCGGGTCAATCACATGTACTCTTTGTGCTTGGTGTTGTGCAACTGATACGATGATTTGCGGTATGTGTTTAACGCTTTGTTGTTTCTCTTGTTGTATGTATTCCACAAATTCGGCGCCTAGTGCCGCCAATACATCATCTACCCGGTTTGAGTAGTTACTCACCAACACCTTATAGTTTTCTGCTGGATCTGTGTTGTTAAAAATTAACTCAAATACGTCTTTATACACTGAGTTAAACTTCTTCACATCAGTTACGGTAATATTATTTGTACCTTGTGTTTTGAAGCCTTGTAGTTTATTAAGAGTGTTACGAAGATCTGGGAAATTACGACGAACAAATTCAACCAGAGCTGGTTTCTCAATTGTCATTTCTTCTTTTCCACAGATGTCATATACTCTGCGAATGTATTTCTTTGTCAATTCAGCCTCTTCTTCCTTATCAAAGTCAAAGTTAATTACTTCAAACCGCGATAAGATTGGATCTGGTAATTTATTGATGTAATTACAAGTTGCAATAAAGCGACTATTACTTGCGAATGTTTCCATTGTTGCGCGAAGTGCTTTAAAGAACTGATCACTTACACCATCAACCTCATCAAGAATCACTACCTTAAATGCCCCTGCTTTATCCATAATCGAAACAGTAGAACAAAAGTCAATGATTCGGGTTCTGATAACTTCAACTGAAGTATCAGTAGATGCATTAATATAGAGGTATGGAAGTTCAAATTGATTTACAATTGCTTTCGCAGTCGACGTCTTTCCAGTACCTGGTGAACCTGCAAATAACATGTTCTGTACTAAGCCATCTTTGAACTTATTCATAACTCGATCCGGTAGGATCAACTCATCCAAATTTTTTGGACGGTATTTCTCTGTAAAGAGTTGATTTATTGATTGCATACAAAAGTCTTTGCTAATTATATGAGTCTAGGCCATTTTGTTTCCACGAATAAATACAAATATGGCAATAAGTTACTCAAAGATTAATATCGTAAGAAGCTCTAATAAAAAGGGGGCTAGATTTGGGATTGTCCTTAAGTATTTGCCAAAATCATTTCGACAGTTTTTAATTAAACACAAGCATATCTACCGATGGGCTGAAAGCGATCAATTTGTTGAGTGTGCTCTTAAAATACAGAGACCTTCGGTGAAAGATTCTGCGGCATTAAAGTTATATTGGGATTGGGAAAGCAGTGTAGCTGTTGATAAGCAGACACTTGAGAACAACTATAATCAAATCGATTGGGTTTGTGCAATATCTGGTAAACCAATTAGAGCCAAATTTATGAATTTTGACCTTGAGAATTTTGTACATTCAGAGTACCATGATGTCCTTAAAGCTCCAATGGTTGACAGCCGAATTCTTAAGAGTTCAATTGAGTTTCGCAAGAAATGCAAAGAACTCCTGCTCAATGAGAGACAGGAGTTCCTAAATCTTGCAAAGAAGAATGCTAAGCGTCGTCTTTGATTACATTAAAACTCTAAACTTATCGGCAATTGATGCTGATTTGAATGTAGGTTTTTCTTTAATATCTAAAGATTAACCTAGAGCTTGTATCTTCTTCATTAGCTCACCAATATCATCCCCTAAGCCTTGGTAAAGTTCATCATTATCTTTAAGTTTTGCTCTCTTCTGTTGAGCCTGTTTAACTTTAATTTCGGCCTGAAGTTTAGCTTTTTCATCATCACCATCTTTAACTTCATCATATGATGCTTTAGCATCTGAAACACCTTTGTCTGCTGCGTCAAGTTCTTCTTGGGTAGGTTCTTTTGATTCATCGTCCTTTGATTCACCCTCTTTACTATTCTTTGCCTTCTGTTCAGGGCTCATTTTTTCTTTAGCTTCTTCTGCAGCCTTTCTGATTTCTTCCTTTTCTTCGTCAGTTGCATTTTTTGCTATTTCTTTTCCTTTTTCTTTCTCTTGAGCAGCATTTGCGTTTGCTGTTTCAATAGTTTCCTGTGAATTTGTATTAAGTTGCTTAGCCTTTTCAAGTTCCGATGGAGTAAGAACTCCTTTCTTTATAAGGATAGAAGTTATCTTAAAATTAAGATCGGCATTAAGTGCAGCTAAAAGGTCCTTTGAATTTGGGTATTTTTCACCTAGCGATGTTTGCATCGTAGATGCCCCAGCTTCAAGTTTTTTAATTTCAGCTTCCATCTTTTTCTTCTTATCAGCCTCTTTTTCTTCAGCCTTTTGAATTTTAAGATTCATCGCTTCTAGTCTAGGCTTTTCAATCTCTTTACTAAAGAGCTTCTTGATCTTTTTTCTCTTCATTGCCCTTTTTATAAGAACACCAACTCCAACTGCTGCACCTCCTACTAAACCAGCTGCTACTAATGGTAACATATATAATTCGGCGCTCATTAATTGATCAGCAGCACCTTCGACAAGAATTTCATTAGACTCATTTGCAGTTTCAGTAGTTCCAACTCTATCAGAACCTAGATTATTAGCAAGATCTTCAAGTTTAGAAATAATAGTATCGACATCCTGGATGATTTCACCCTTCATACCGTAATCTACGTCTGTATCTACTGTCGAGCCAACTTCAGTTTTTATCTCAGTAAATTCTTCAAAGAGCATCAATTTCTTAGATAGCTTCATTTTCATATTCTTTTATTTATAATCTATATATCTTCTAAACAAAAGAAAGGGTCTCCGAAGAGACCCTTTCAATATAGGTTATACTAATTAATCGTAAGATTATAGTTCTAGACCTGTGATGCTAAATTTGTGGTACTGAGTTTCTGGGTGGAAACCTGCTTTTACTAGAGCGAATCTAGATTTAACAGCTACCTTAGGAGCCATTGTACCTTCAGCGATAGTCTGTACTGATTCAGCCATTAGGTATGGCATGAATACTAGACCTGCACCGTTACCATCACCTTTTCTACCTACTAGAACTTCGTGAGTTTCTTCTCCCGCAACTTCTTTTCCATCGAATGGAAGTCTTGGATCAGTGTAGATATTGATACCAGCTACAGAACCTACTGGGTAGATTGCACCTGCAACTTGTGAAATGGTGTTAGCCATTGGGTTTGGAACGAATCCAGCAACTCCTTGTAGAGCTGAAGCTACTTTAGCATCAACTACTGCGAAGTTACCTGCACCTCTACGACCTCTGTTAGCGATTAAGTTCGCTGCAGCTAGGATGTGAGTTAAGATTCTTCTGTTGTGATCACCGTAAGTGTTACCACCATTGATTGAGTAATCAAGTGCTAGAGTACCTAGTCTAGCTTCAGCCATAGATCTCATAGTACCTAAGATGTAAGAGTTGATTGACTGAGTTAGTTCGTTAGTTAGAACTGCTTCAACTTGAGCTACTGCGTCAACACCGAATTGCTTAAGGTCTTGAACTTGCTCTCTTGTTACTGCAGCTGCAACTTGGAAAGTCTCAGCTTCAACTGATTTGCTGAATAGAGAAAGACCCATGATGTTATCAGGAGTTCTTTCACCAACTTCTCTTGAGAATGGAGAAGCATCTAGTAGATCACCATCAGCGTTCTCGTTACCAGAGAATCCTGGGATGTGATCGTTTAGAGCAGCTACTAACTCAATTTTTAGAGTAGTGTTACCGTCTGCATCGTCATCAGCAGTGAATAGATCAGCTACTGTTCCTGATGCAGCTTCAGCTTCACCAGCTTCAGTGATTTTGTAGATACCTACACCGTCTAGACGTGAAGTACCAACTAGTACTGCGAAATCCTTAGTGTTTGGAGCAGCTACGCCGTCATCACCTACTACTAGGTTAGTACCGCTAACTTTTACGTAAGTTGGAGTTACGTCGTTATCTAATCTACCACCTTCGTATACGAAGTCTAGGTAAGATAAAAGACCCATAGGACCAGCCATTGGGATAACCGGTACTAGATCTAGACCGATAGTTTGTGCAGCAACTTGCATTGCTAATGGAAGTAGTGTTGGAGCTTTATCTCCAGAACCTCTTTGTGCATCAAAGCCCGCAGCAGTATCTGGTAGAGTTACAGCACCCATACCTCCGATGTTCATACTATTGAAAGAACCAACTGAACCTAAGCTCATCATGTTAGCATCTTCGTATAGCTTGTGGTTGTGGCAGTAAGTTGACATCCAAGCCAGCTTGTTAGAATCGTTGATACCAGTTGCTTCCTCAATTACAGGAGCCCAAGTACTTCTGATTTCTGCCTCATTAATTAAATTTGCCATTTTTTCAGATTTTTGTTTTTTGTTTGTTGTTTAAACTCGACATATTTGGGCTTTCTGCTTCTGTCGCCCTATCGTCGATATCTTTTTATATATCCTTATTTATTGAATCTCTTTTTGAATTGTTCAGCATATGAAGTTACATCATATCCTAGACCTTTCTTTTCTTCTTCTTTAGATTCTTTAACCATTTCAAGCTTTTCCATTACTGGAGCAGACTCTCTAAGGTCTCTTGTTTGCCAGAAGTTTCTTACCTGGTACTCAGTTCCAAGTTTGTGGTACTTAGATTGAGCCATGATTTGATTCTTCTTAGATTCAGATAGAGCTTCCCATGCTTCTTTGTATTCTACTGGCATTGCAGTAATGAAGAATGGTTCAGCGTTTCTGTTTTCTACGATTAGATTAGAGCTTTCGATGATTGATTCAATTTGCGATTCAGTCATAAAGCCTCTCTTAGAAACTGCTCTTCTAACTTCAGTCTTAGCATCTTCGTTAAGTGCGTTGTACTTTTCTTGAACGTTTGAAGAAACGATTTTAAAGAATGATGGATTTTCGTTTTCTTTCTTCGTAGCAGCTTCAACAAGTGAGCTTAGTTTGCTAGAGATTTCGTTTTTGTAAGCCTCAGCAGCAGAAACTTCTTCTTCCATTTCTTCTTCATGCTCATCTTCGATTTCTTCGATATCTTTAGCAGCTTCTTCTCCTTCTTCTTCAGCTACTTCTTCAGTTTCTTCAACTTCTTCAGTTTCTTCAACTTCTTCAGAAGATTCAACTACTTCTTTACCAGCATCATCAGCAGTTCCTTCTAGATCTGCTTCTAATTCAGCTGAAGTATCTGTAGTTTTCTTATCAGCTTCAGT